CTTCATGTCGACCGACGAGTATCTGTATGAGACAGCCTACGAGAAAGAGCGAATCAGTCAGAAGATAGGTCTTCTTCTGAAAGAGTCGGCGATTGATTGCGAGATCCATCGTAAACTCCATGCTCGTGAGAAGCCTGTTGTCTCTTGTATGCGTTTTGATAGCACAGCCACCTCCGAGGATCTGGCCTTCAAGCCGAACATCAAGTCTGAGGACACGGATGCCACTGTTCTACGCAATACCTCCCGCAAGCATCGTCGACTTCAGAAGGTTCTGATCAAGGGACTGTCTTTGATCATCGATCCCGATACGAAGGAGGTCTTTGATGGACCCGCCTGGGATGATAACAAGCGACTGTTACGGATGGGCGAGATGATTAATTCGACTTCGATCCGATTTCTGCTTTAAGATCGTTAAGTAGGCCTGCACAAACCGTATCCCAGGTCTTGAACGAATATTTCACAGCCTTCAACTCCTTCTCCGGAAGATTTCGAATCGCGGACTCCATCGCATCTGCGATACTCTCTGGCGTAAACGTCGGTGCCCAGAATCCGAGGGGCGAAGAGCCAGCCATATACGTACGACCCGAGGGAGCGATGAACTCGGCAACAGATTCGTCCATAAAGGAGTGATACCCACCAACGTCTGTCACAATCTGGGGAGCACCAGTGAACAGATGCTCAATCTGGCAAAGACCAAAGCCCTCGCCATCGGAGGTGTTGAGACCGAGGTTACAGGCGTTATACAGTTCATTGATTGTCTCATCTGTCACCGCCTTCTGATTATTATCCCCCGTATCCACGATAAGAAGACGCTTTCCGAAGTCGTCTAAACTCAGACCCTGACGACGAATCTCGGTCTGATAAATACGAGCGATGTCGTAGTACCCTCCCTGCTGAACATTCAGACTCGTCGCAAAGAGCAGATAGTACGGCTCCGAGGGATGCCGCTTGAGTAACTCTACAAACCCCATGATCGACAGATCGTGGCGCTTGCGAGAGCTATTTCGATTGGCGTTCATCATCACAATCGCATCACGTTCGACATTCATTCGAGCCCGAACTAACTGACGGGCGTTTTCCGGAATCCTGCGAAAAACTGTAGAATCAACGGCGTGCTCCATGACATGGACTTTGGACGTATATCCGTAGTCTGAATAGACCTTAGCCCATGAGTCGGTGAAACAGTAAATCCGATGGGCATCCTTGTTGATACTGTCTAAGAGGGGTTGAGTGATTCCATTGTAGACCTGATCAACGTACAGCCACAGCTTATAAGGAGACTCGCCCTTCTTGTACTTCATAGCCTCGATGAACCTGTAAATGATCAGAGGATCATTATAGATCATCACCACATCTGGGGTCACCATCTCAAGGTACTCGTGAATCTTATTAAATCCGAAGCCCTCCTCACGAGGCTCTTCGTTGGCAGCTGCATCATACACGACGATGCCAGCAGGAGTCTTGCGAATCGACTCCCGCTTAGGATGACGCTGGAATCCAAAGTGATAGGTCTTGATCGATGGAGACAGCTTCGAAAGTTGATTGAGTAGGTTAAAGACTACCTTCGAGTACCCCGTGGTTTGATCAACATGCGTACTCACCAGCACAAACTTCATTGTATGTCTAAGACTTTTCTCTGCGTAAATTACAATGCAGGTCAATAATACTCAAGATTATATCACTAAGTATAAGCGCCGAGTGATTGCCAAGTCGATTGCGGTTGCCTCTCCCCCGCAGAAGCGCCGCACGAATGCAATGTACACCTCAGTTCTGGCGAATAGTGACGATCAGTACAACCTCACTGTGAGTGCTCCTGGGCGCAACAACTATTATGGAGACACACTGGGGCGGGTCTTCACCTCTCTCTGCTGCAAGCCTCAGAACGTAAACGCGGGAGGCACGCTCTCGTATACACCTGCGTATACAGGGATTCAACCGTATCTTGTCTAATCACAATAGTAATGCCTGGAGGACTTATCCAGCTCGTCGGCGTAGGCGCACAGAACGAACTTGTGAATGGAAACCCATCCATGACACACTTTCGTGCTGTGTACCGCCGTCACACCAATTTTGCCATGGAGTCGATCCGAATGACGTTCACGAGCACCAATCTTCAGTTTGCTCAGACCACCACACGAAAGATTTCGTGTCGTATCGACCGGTATGCCCAGATTCTTCTGGACACCTATCTCGTTGTCACTCTTCCTGATATATGGTCGCCTCTGACACATCTGGCAGATGGCGTCAACCCTCCTGCTGGTTATGACCAGCGATCTAATTCGTTGGGATACGAGTTTCAGTGGATTAAGAATATTGGATACAATCTGATTGATCATATTGAGATTACTGCTAACGGACAGGTGCTTCAGACTATGACGGGTGAATGGATGAAGATGTACTCCTATCTGACCCACGATACTAACAAGCGTAAGATTGTTGATCAGATGGTTGGAAATGTACCGGAGCTCTACGACCCTGCTAACGGCAACGGTCGTCAGAACCAGTATCCTCACGCGATTGCCCCGGGTGGCTACCCGGGTGTAGGACCTAATACCCTAATTCCAGAGCCTTCTATTCGCTCTCGTCAACTGACCATTCCTCTTCATTTTTGGTTTTGCGAGAATCCGGGCTTGGCTCTTCCTCTGGTGGCCATGCAGAATTCAGATATCGCCATCAATGTGATCTATCGTCCTCTGGCTGATCTTTTCACTATTATCGACACAGACTCGACATCGCCGACCTATGGTCAGCGTATTTCGGGTGCAGGAGGTATCGGGCCCTTTCTCTCACCCCCCAACGCAAGTGGATATCCGACCAATCCGGGACTCGCAAACTTCTTTCCCGATCCGTACTTGGAGGGAAATTTCGCCTATCTGACGGAGATGGAGATGGCTCAGATTGCCGGGGCCGATCAGACCTTCCTGGTCAAGACCATCAAGTACATCAACAATACGGGTCAGTATGGATCGAGCGACTCTCTATTGCCTGCCTTCAATTTGGTGACTCGTCTCGTGTTCAGTGCTCAACGCACAGACAAGATACTCATAAACGACTGGGATAATTATACGAACTGGGATAATCCCAAATCAGCTCCGTTCACAACAACAAACACCGATACGTTCTCGACAGTGACTAATTCAACGCAGTCGCAGACGTTTTTATATTCGAGTGGTCAGCAACAGATCACCTCTGTGTCACCTCGAGACCCAGTGATTGATGGTGTGATTCTGCTAGATGGAAAGGAGCGTTTCACGGTTAAGCCCGTGAGCTACTTCTCTCTTATTCAGATGTACAAGCACACTACAGGAGAGACACCTGATCTTCCAGGAGTGTATCAGTACTCCTTTGCTCTGAACAATGACCTGTACCAACCAAGTGGGGCTCTAAACGCCAGCATGTTTAACAAGACAATTCTTCGACTTACACTCTTGCAGCCTATTCCCACGGCCATGGGTGTGGCTTCTCAGCGTGTTGAGAACGTTCTGAAGTCCTCGCTGTTTAGCCCTAACCCCGTCATCATTCCTCCGGCCCAGTGTAATCTGTTTACACCTGATCAACTGGTCACCGTGGTGGTCAATACAAACGGAGACAGCATCATCTTTGCCTACACCTACAACGTCGGTGTTTACGTGGAGTCCATTAACTTTCTGCGCATTACAAGTGGTCTTGCGAATTTCGTGTTTGCTAACTAACAATGAGCTTGATAGTCAAGCAGGCCACCTGGGGCGACGAGAAGTCAGCTACCGATATTACAAAATCCATTCAAAAACTAGTGAAGGATGGCTCAACCTTGGATATCACAGCTGGCTCTCACTTAGTTCCCTATGTGACTCTGACTCCCAATGTGGCGAATCTGACGGAAGACGACAAGAAGGATATCAAGGATGAGGCGATCAAGAAGTGCCAGGGGAATGCCAACGATACAGCCTGTATTGCCCTGCAGTCTGCCAATCTCGAAGCTACTGTTCTTCAGACCAAGATCGCCCAGCAGAACTCGTCCGCGAACATTATCAATGGTCGTCGGCTGACACTGGATATCGTGGATGGCAACGGCAACGAGCAAACAATTATGATTCCCGATGGTCAAGAGTTCAAGGCCGGCAGTGCCCCGTCGGCCTCGTCGGCAAAGCCGAAACCCAAGACTGACGATGCTAAGCCTTCGGCTGTTTTTTCCTTTCTTACCTCGGGTGTGGGATATGTGGTAGCGATTCTGATGACGATTCTGTGGGCCTTCAGTATTGTGGTCACCTATCGTGTTCTAGTTCTGGCCGGACATGTTACGGCGGCCTACGTGCTGACGGCTCTGGCTATCTTCGTTCCGTACTCTGGACTGGTGACCACACCAATCGCGATGGCTGTCTATTATTATCTGGAAAATCAGTAATGATCCAACCTACGTGGCTTATTGCAGGTGCTATTGTTGGAATGCTTCTTGCCTGTGTGATCATACCTCCTTCGCGTAAACAGCCCGCTGTCCCTGAGCCTCACGATACAGGTATCTTCCACACGGATACGGGGTGTGTTCGTACCAACGCTATCGAGATTCCCTGCGACGATTCATCGATATCCTTCAATCTTCTCGCGGGTGTAAAGCAATAAGGGATGATCAACGTCTCTCGGGGCTTGGAACGGGCCTCTGCCTTTTTCTCCTTTATCATCGGCTTTGGGATATCAGTCTTGATCTTCCATCGT